GCGCGAACTGGAATGCGCCGAGCACGGCAAGTACAAATCAGCTGGGACGATGTATTTTGGCCGTCGCGAAATTTGGACGCCTTGCCCCGATTGCGAAGAGGCACGCATCGCCCGCGAGCGACAACTGGAAGCGCAGAAGAAGGCCGAGGAAGAGGCCGAGCGACTGCGGTATGCGCTCGGTGAGGCTGCTATCCCGGCGCGTTTCATTGGTCGCACTTTGGACAACTTCAAGGCTGACACGCCAGAAAAGGAGCGCGCACTGCAGATGGCCCGGCAGTACGCGGGCAGCTTTGAAGAGCAAGCCAAGCGCGGGCAGGGGCTGATCTTTTCCGGCAAGCCTGGGACTGGCAAGAGTCACCTTGCAACGGCCATCCTTCAGACCATCATGCCCAACCACATCGGGCTTTACATCACCTGCATGTCCCTGATCCGTCAGGTGCGGGCCACATGGCGCCGTGATTCTGAGCAGAGCGAGGGCGAAGTCTTGCAGATGCTTGGGGATGTGTCGCTGCTGGTGCTGGATGAAGTGGGCGTGCAGTATGGCACCGATGGCGAACAAACCATCCTGTTCGACATTCTGGACCGCCGCTACCGTGACATGCAGCCAACCATCATCCTGACCAACCAGGATGTGAAGGGCCTGCAGGAGTACATCGGCGAGCGCACGTTTGACCGTCTGCGCGAAGTCTCCCGGCTGGTGACGTTTGACTGGGAAAGCTATCGCCCAGTCGCGCGCAAGGAGTCCGCAGTATGACCCGCGCCCAAGCCAATCACCTCCTCGATCTGGTCCGCGCTGGCGGCAGCGTCCCCGAGTCGCAAATCCTGTTTGCGCTGTGGGTCACCGGCGACCTGTTCTCGGAGGCCATCAATGCATGACCTGCTCAACCTGTCTCCATTGGTCACCCAAGCAATCCGGCCAGATGGCAAAGCACCGAATGGCGATTTGCCTCAAGGGGCCGCGCTACGTCTTTTACGGACCACAGCACTCATGTGGCAAGCACCAAGCAGTTGCACCGGATGTGGCGGCTGTGAGGGTTTAGTGGCTCAACAAGAAGGGGGGCTGAAATGAAGCCAGCCAGAAAGCAGCGCCCATTGACTAAGCGCCAACAGCAAGTGCTTGGCTTCATGCGCGAGTTCTTTATGAGCAACGACCAGATTCCGCCTGTCTATTTGATTCAAGAGGCGTTTGGTTTTGCATCAGCAACTGCCGCAACCGGCCATGTTGCAGCGTTGGCTCGTAAGGGTTTTATTGAAAAAAACGCTGTAGGCAAGTGGAAATTTACTCGCAGCCAAGAAGGGGTGAATCATGAACTGTAAGCCTGGGGATTTGGCCGTGGTAGTGCGCGTTCATGACCAGAAAAATAGCTGGATGCTGGGCCGATTCGTGCGATGCAAACAACTGGTGACAGAAAAGGGCGTCGCTATGTGGCTTCTGGAGGAGGCTATTGAGGAACCCAGCCCCAGTCCGTGGGCATGGGACTGCGTGGCAGACGCTTGCCTCCGCCCCATCCGCGACCCAGGCGAAGACGCCCAAGACGAAACCCTGTCCTGGCTCCCAGTGCCAAGCACTGAGAAGGAGGCGGCATGAAAAAAGCAATGCTGTGGATTGTTGAAGTGCGCGAGGACGACTGGGCCGAATGGATGACCCGGGATATCTGCGAAACCAGAGCTGGCGCACGGCAGAGCCAGATTGGCGCTCGCCAACACTGGCGCTTTACCCGCATCGTGAAGTACGTCAGGGAGGCGGCATGACCCAAGACGAAATCATCGCCATGGCAAATGAGGCCGGGCTGAACTCGTATCGCATCCCGCCATCACAAGCCGTTGCAGTGTGGGGGCGCTTTGCCGCCCGGGTGGCAGCCAAGGAGAGAGAGGCATGTGCTGATATTTGTGACCAGTTCGCAGCGAGAACCACCGAAGCTCAGCAAGGGCCATCGGACTCACTGTCAAACGTCATGCTGCGCCAGGTGGCTGTGCTCGGTCACAGCGAATGCGCCCACGCGATCCGCGCTAGAGGCGAGAAGGAGGGCGCATGACCATCGGTGTCTTTCTCCCCGAAGGCATAGAAGCCGAAGTCTGCGCAGACATTGCCCGCCGCCAGCAGATGGGAATCAACAAGTACGGCACCACGGTGGCAGAGAACCGGCTTTCTCTGCGTGAGTGGCTGTCGCACCAGTACGAAGAACTGCTGGACGCCGCGATCTACTGCAAGCGCGCGATTGCCGAGATTGACGCGCAGGAGGCTCGCAAGCATGGCTGAGCCCACACCAACCTTTGCCGGTGAAGTCCAATTCCGCCGCTACTCCGACACCAGCACACAGGGCACGCAGATTGTCCTGGCGCTGCCTGACCGTGAAGCTCTGCAATCGTTCATTGGCTTGGAGGGAAAGCGCTTCATGGCTGTGCTGGTGCAGATTGGTGACGACGAGCTGCCCGTGGCGGGAAATCCCGTCACGGCAAATGTGGGGAAATCCCATATTCAACGCGAACCCCTTGGCGACCTCTGCTGGCGTGCTGTGCAGTGGTGCAAGGAGCCGGAGTTTGCATCCTTCATCGCAGATGTGTTCTATGCGAAGTATCCAGCAGGTCTGCCGGGTACGCCGGTCTTTTTCGATGGCGCAACGCAAGAAGAGTTCTGCAAACACGCACTGCAGGCACTGTGCGGTATCGAGTCCCGCAAAGAGCTGGACACCAACCCCGAGGCTGCGCGCAAGTTCAACCAGCTCATTCGCGGCCCATACCAGAAGCACCTGATTGCGCGCGGGGTGGTGCGATGACCTTTCGCCGCACCCGCTGCAAACACTGCCAAGGGAAGCTGGAGACAGGCCAGCGCATCTTGCACCCAGCTTGCATCGATGACTTTTCCATTGCCGAGGCCGCACGCATTGAGCGCAAGAAGGCCAAAGAGGCGCGCGATGCCGCAAAGGTAGAGCGAGCAGAGACGCGCCGCCGCAAGGAAGAAAGCAAGACCAACCGCGACTTAATCAAGGAGGCCCAACGTGAATTCAACGCCTACATCCGTGAACGTGATCGTGACCAGCCCTGCATCTGCTGTGGCCTTCCTCTTGGAACTGGAGAAGTCGGGGGCGCGTACGACGCAGGTCACTATCGAAGTACGGGTTCCGCCAGTCACCTTCGGTTCAACGAAGACAACTGCCACGCACAGCGTAAGCAGTGCAACCGGTATGGGGCAGGGCGGGCCGTTGACTACCGCATTGGCCTCATTGGACGCATTGGAGAAGAAAAGGTTGATGCACTGGAGTCTGATAACGACCCCCACAAGTGGACCCGCGAAGAGCTGACCGCCATCCGCGACACCTACAAGGCAAAGCTCAAGGAGATGCGCAAATGAAGAACAACGCAGGCCGCCCAGTAGGCGCACGCATCCGCGAGGTGCTGGAGATCACCGAAGCCCGTGGCCAGGCCAACACCACCGAAATCCGCCTGGCAATGAAGGGCTACGTGGAATCCGCCAACGTGGGGAAATACTGCTCCCGCGCCGTAGGTTTGGGGCTGCTCACCGCCGACCGCACGCAACACCCCATTGTGTACCGCGTGGTTGAAGGGTGGAGAGAGGCCATTGACGCACGCCCACCATCCCGCCGCCGCCCTGAGCCAAAGCCGCAGCCAGCGCCGCCGCGTACATGGCGCATGGCAAACAGCGTCTTTGCACTGGGGGCCGCATGAGACCCAGCTTCGAAAAGGTCATCCAAGCCCTCCAAGACGAACCCATGACCCGCCAGGACTTGGTATTCAAGACCAAGCTCACCTACATGAACGTCCACAAGGCTCTGGTTCACCTGATGGAAACCGGCCATGTGGTTTCAACCTGCATCGAAGGGGTGACGTACTACATGCCGAACCAGGACAAGGCGATCCCAGGGGAGACGACTGTGCAGCGGGCTATCCGGGTCCGCCCAGTCCTTCACAACATCTTTTGGCAAGGAGCAGCGCAATGATTTCTCAGAGCAAGTTCCAAGCCATCCACCGCCAAATGAGCGGAATTGCCCAGAAGGTGTACGCCGCAGTCCCATGTGAAACCCCATGGGCGGTGTCTTACATCCATTCGGAGATGCAGCGCCTTGGCAGCTCCACCCGCGATGTGCGCATCGTCCAAGGGTGCCTCAACAGCCTGAAAGACGCGGGATTGATTCAAGAAACGTCAAAGGGCTTGTTTGTACGCGCCCAAGTCAAACCAACCCCAATTGCAGAACCCACACCAAAGGAGCAACCAGTGACCCAGCCGCAACCCATCGCCAAGCCAAAGGCGCCCCGCACCCCATTGGCAATCCTCAATGAGCTGGCCGCCCAGTGCAAAGCCCTGCAGGACTGCATAGAAATGGCCGCGTTGGAGATTGACGAGTATGTGACCGCCAAAGACGGTGATGCCGCGAAGCTCAAGCAACTGCAAACCCTTTTGAAGAGCCTGAGCTAATGAACGCCGATCACATGCTCATCGAAGCGCAGATGCACCTGGAGTGCATTAACGAGGCGTTCATTGACATGGCGCCCGCCATGCAGCAACTGACCAGCATGGACGGCCAAGAGGTTCTGAAAACAACCTGGGCCGAAGTCAATGCGCGGGTTTGGGCTGCTATCCACCTGGTTCAGAGCGTGCGCATGGGTAGGCCAGACGAGCAACTGGCCGATGCCCTCATGCAGGCCAACGCATTCAACCGTGACAGCGATTCACCGCCCGCAGGGCTCCACTAGCGAAAGGGACACATGCTGATGCGCGTACAAGAAACCATCGTCGATTACAACCGCGTCCCCGACCACCAGAAGGCGATTCATGAGCGTCTGGAGAACTGGCGCCGCTGGGTGATCGTCCGGCCGCATGGATGGCAGACCGCACCCATGTTCCGCATGTACCAGAGCAAGGCCCGCCAGTGGGAGGCGCCTGTGATCCAGAACCCGGTGGATACGCTGGACGCCGTGCTGGTGGAGAAGGCCGTCGCCATGCTGCCGGATAAGCACCGGGCGGCCGTGCGCTGGTGCTATGTCCACGCCGGCAACCCTGTGGCCATGGCCCGCGCCCTGGCGGTGAGCAAACAAGGGCTGGCGGATCTGGTGGACTCAGGCAGGACGATGCTCAAGAACAGGCTGTGAATAAACCCCTTGCGCGCCGATTTCGATTGTGGTAACGTCCGCGCATTCGTTGGCACTGGCATTAGGACGACCCGGTTTGCGCCGGGTGCGGTGCCTCTAGAGAAATCAGATCAAGCCCGCATGGTTCAGCCCAGCGGGCTTTTTTGTTTTGCGCGTGGTGCAAGTAGTGCCACGGCTGCGCCCTTGTGGCGCTCTTGTTCGCGGGCCTGCTGAACATCCTTGTCGGACACGTTCCAAAAGCAGCAGCGCCCGCAACCCACAACCACCCCGGAAGCTGGACGGGAGCGCCCTGACCAGGCGCTGAACTCCTGCGGCTGCCCAGCCGTCACCAGCAGAGGCGCGCCGGCAAGCCCTGCCCATGTGGGTTGTCCGAAGGGCTCTTAACTGGGGATGTGCATGATCGAAACCAAACCCGAAGGCTGCAGCGGCGTAAAAATTCCGGAAGGCACGGTGCTCTCAAAAGAGACTGGTGACTGCTGGGAGGTGCTGAATGGGCCAGACAAGGGCAAGCTGGTGCCGATGACCGAGGATGAGAAGGCGTTGCGCCTCGCATGGAAGCAATGAAGCTCTCCCGCCTACCCAATAGGCTGGCATCGGTGGTAACCACCAGACTGCCCGCCCTACAGACCAAGGCGGGCGGCACCCAGCGTGTACGCGGTAGCTCATGGATGGCAACACGCAGAGCAGTGATGCAGCGTGACAAGTACACCTGTGCGGGCTGCGGGTCGATTCGCATGGATCATGAGGTTGACCACGTTGTGCCATTGGAGCAAGGCGGATCGAACGACCTGGAGAACCTGCAGCTGTTGTGTGCATGGTTCGACGCATCAGGGGTGAAGCAAGGATGTCACGCCGCCAAGACCAAGGCAGAGGCGAAGGGTAGGGCAGGCTGAGGCAAGGGGGAGGGGGGTGTGAAAGTCTGGCGGATCGAAACGCTGGACACCCCGCTGTACCCCACGCGCAAAAAATTCCCCCGTATTCAAAAGAGGTAATCAAATGGCCGGAGTCAAAGGACGCAGCGGCGGCGCTCGTCCTGGCGCCGGTCGGAAACCGAAAGCTGTGATTGAGGGGCGCGAGGTACAGGCGCATGGTGGCGAGTTGAAGCGCCAGAAGGCAGTCCCGGTGCCGCAAGAGCCGACCGACATGCTCACGCTGCTGCAGAACGTGGCGCTTGGCCTGACCGATGCGACATCGCTCCAGGTCCGGGCTGCCATTGCCGCAGTGCAGTACACCCACGCCAAGAAGGGCGAGGGCGGAAAGAAGGATGAGGCGGCCGACCGGGCAAAAGCTGCGGCAGGTGGCAAGTTCGGTGTGCGCCAAGGCCCGCGCCTGGTGGCGAACAACAAATGATGGACTGGAGTACCGCCTGCCCGGACTGGGAGCGCCGGATAGTGGCGCGCGAGTCGCTGATCGTGTGCCCCCCGCTGTTCCCAGAGGTCGCACAGGACGCCTGGGAGATGTGCAGCAAGTTCGAGATGGTCGATGTGGTCGGCCAGCCGCTGCTGGGTGATGTATCCCTGCCCTGGCTGCGCGATTTCGTGCTGGCGGTGTTCGGCGCAGAAGATCCTGATTCTGGGCGCCGCCACATCAACGAGTTCTTCCTGATGGTCAGCAAGAAGAACGCCAAGAGCACGGTGGCTGCGGCCATCATGCTCACAGCGCTGCTGATGAACTGGCGCCAGTCGGCCGAACTGCTGATTCTGTCGCCCACCAAGGAAATCGCGGACAACAGCTACAAGCCAATCCGCGACTTCATCAAGGCAGACCCCGATCTCACGGCGCTGCTGAAAGTGCAGGATTACTTCCGGTTGATTACGCACAACGAAACGGGCGCCACGCTGAAGGTGGTGGCGGCCGACAGCGACACGGTGAGCGGAAAAAAGGCCAGCTTCGTGTTCGTGGACGAGTTGCACGAGTTCGGCAAGCAGGCCAAGGCATCGAACATGCTGCTGGAGGCCACTGGCGGCCTGGCGTCACGTCCAGAGGGCTTCGTGATCTACGCCACCACCCAGTCGGCCGAGCCGCCTGCCGGGGTGTTCAAGGCCAAGCTTGACTATGCGCGCAAGGTGCGCGACGGAAAGGTCAAGGACCGCAAGTTTCTGCCGCTGATCTACGAGTTCCCGGACGCCATGCTGCAGAGCAAGGCCTACGAGAACCTGGAGAACGCCTATGTGACCAACCCCAATTGGGGTGCGTCGGTGGACATTGAGCGCATCACGCAGCTGCACAGCCAGGCGAAAGAGGGCGGGGAACAGGAGTTCAAAGAGTTCCTGGCTAAGCACCTGAACGTGGAAATCGGCCTGAACCTCCGTTCGGATCGCTGGGCCGGTGCCGACTTCTGGGAATCGCAGGCCAAGGCTCCCGGGCTGACGCTGGACGACCTGCTCGACCGCTCCGAAGTGGTGGATGTAGGCATCGACGGCGGCGGCCTGGATGACTTGCTGGGTTTGGCTGTCGTCGGCCGGGACAAAGACACCCGCGAGTGGCTGACCTGGACGCATGCCTGGGCGCACCCATCCGTGCTGGAGCGCCGCAAGCAGGAGGCAGCCCGGTTTCAGGACTTCGCCAAGGACGGAAACCTCACGCTGGTGAAGAACATCGGCGAGGACGTGGAAGACGTGGCAGGCATCTGCGCGCTGATCTATGCGCGCGGCCTGCTGGACAAGATCGGATGCGACCCTGCCGGGCTGGGCGGCATCGTGGATGCCCTGGCAGAGGCCGGAATACCCGAGGAAAAGCTGATTGGCGTGTCCCAGGGCTGGAAGCTCACGGGCGCCATAAAGACGGCAGAGCGCAAGCTGGCCGAAGGCGTGCTGGTTCACGGTGGCCAGCCCCTGATGGCCTGGTGCGTAGGCAATGCCAAGGTGGAGCCGCGAGGCAATGCCGTGATCATCACAAAGCAGGCCGCAGGGTCCGCAAAGATCGACCCGCTGATGGCGCTTTTCAACGCCGTCACCCTCATGTCGCTGAACCCCACCAGTGGGGCCATAACACAAGGCTTTGTAGCACTCTGATGAGCATCTTTTCTAAGTTGGCTGACTTGTTCAAGTCGGGCCAGGGAGAGGTGCGCCCGGAAAACGCCACCAGCGTGCAGAACGTGACCTACAGCCAGGACGTGCTAGACACTTTCGGTGTCACGGCTGCGTCTGCAGGCGTGAGCGTTACGCCGCTGTCTGCGCAACGGGTGGCCGCTGTGTCAGCGTGCCGCCAGAAGATTGCCGGTTCCATCTCGACGCTGCGCCTGGATGTCCTGCGCATCAAGGATGAGAACGAGGTGAAAGAGCCTCGGGATGCTCTTTGGTATCTGTTGAACGAGCAGCCCCAAGAGCAATTCACGGCCACCAGCCACTGGGACAACAAGGTGTCCGAGCAGCTGCTGCGAGGCGACGGCTTCACATGGATTCGCCGCCGCATGAACGGCAGCATTGCCGAGTTGTTCCCCCTGCCATGGGGTTCGGTGCAGCCCTGGCGCATGCCGAACGGGTCCATTCGCTACTACATCACCCTGCCAGAGTTCGGCATCACGACTTGGCTGGAGCCCTCTGAAGTCCTGCACTTCCCTGGCCACGGTTTTGACGGCGTGCGCTCCATGAGCGTGATTGCCTACGGCGCAAACAACGCCATCGGCAACGCCCTGGCCATGGATGACTACAGCGGCAAGTTCTTCGCCAACGGCGCCCATCCGTCGATCATCCTCAAGACCGACAAGGCCATGACGGAGACGCAGAAGAACGAGTTGCGTGCTGCGTTCGTCGCCAAGTATTCCGGCGCAAACAACGCACACAAGCACCCGTTGGTGCTTACCGAGGGGCTGGCAGCTCAGGAAATCAGCCTGTCCGCAGAGGATGCCCAGTTGCTGGAGGCGCGCAAGTTCCAAGTGGTGGACATCGCCCGCGCCTTCGGCGTCCCGCCGCACATGATCGGCGAAACCACCGGTTCGTCCGCCGTTGG